GCGCACCTTGCCGCTTGTGCGGGGAAGCGGGAATGTGACGGCAAAGTCGGCGAGGAGGGGCTTGTCCCAATCTTCGCGCAGTTGGCCGGATGCGGTGAAGTCGGTCAGGTTGACTGGCAATGCGTTTGACGCTGTGGATTCCTTCAGCGTGATCTCAAAAAAGAACGACTCGCCGGATGGAATGGTGATGTCGAAAGGCTGGCTCATGGCTGGGGTTCGGGCTGTGCCACGGGGGCGGCTGCGCCTGCGGGGACAAGCGGCACGATGTTGCGCTTTTTCATTTCCACTTCCTCGCGCTCGATCTCGCTCCAGACATCTTCGGGGTCGCGGTTCGATGTCTCGCGGATGATCTCGCTGCGGGATTTGAGTTTTTGCGAGATGGCTTTTTCGTTCGCGGCCATTTCTGCCGAGGGGTCGATCCATGCCCAGCGCCTGCCGGTGAAAGCGACTTGCTTGTATTTTTCGAGGCGGTCGAATTTGAGGGGCTTGCCAGCGATGAGGATTTTGTTGGCGAGGAGAGAGCGTTCCAACCATGCCTCGTAAATGGGCATGACGAAGCCGCTGATGAGCCATTCTTGCAGGCCCTTCCACACTTCGCGTTCGTCGAGTGCGCCTTGGCGGATCGATGAGAAATTGACGCTTGTGAGGTCGCTGGCGAGGTTGTTGTAGCTCACACCGAGGCCGGAGGAAATCGAGCGAAGCATGGCTTTGCAAAAGGGGTCGAATGCTTGATCGGGAAATTGCGGGGTGTAGGGGATGAACTCGCGGTTGCCGATGTCTTCAAATTTTCCGGGTTCGGCATCCATTTCGAGGATGTCGTCGCTGTCGCCGTCGAGGTTGCGGAAAAAGCCCATCTTGCTGGCGCTCACACGGGCGTTGACCACGGCGGCGTCTTCAAAGCCTGCCAGCATGCGCATACGCCAGAGGGCTGTGCGTGCCCACGGGAGTCCTCGCTTTTGGCCGACTCGCTCTGGCAGGAAACGATGGATGACCTGATCGGCTGGGACGCGCTGGAAGCTCTCGCCATTGTGGTTCACATAGCCCATCATCATCTCGTCGTAGTTGCGGAAATGGTAGGCCACCGGGCGTCCGTTCGGATTAAACTCGATGCCGTGGCGAATCACATTGCCGTTGTTTAGCTTTTCCCACTTCGTCGGGTTGAGGAGAACCGGGTCTATGAACTGCACGGCGAAGCCCCACTTGTTCAGGTCTTCGCCATATTTTTTGATGCAGATGACCTCACCATCCATCGCGGCGGTCGTGACTGCCAGGCGTTCGCCATCGGCGCGGGAGAGTTGGCCGGTGATGTCGTAGTTGCCACGGCGCGACCAATCAGCGAAGGCATCTTCGATGGCGCTGCTGGCCACGGTGTCCATCGTTCCGCTGGGGTCGCGGATTTGGGCGTTGAAGGTGAAGCCTGTCGGGCCTGCGATGTTGTCGCGGGCCATTTGGAGGAATTTTTTGAGGTGGTCGTTGTTCTCTGCCTGTTCACGGGAGCGGGCGACGAAGCGGCTCCAGTATTGGAAAATCCATGCGTCAATCGTTGTCGGTGTGCCTGCCCAGGTTGATTCCAGACGGCCAGCGCCTGCGGCTTGCGGCATGCCTGCGGTGGCAAAGCTGCCGATGGTGTCGGAAAGAATGGACCGCGCCGACCAGAGTTTCGGCTGGTCGACGCGGCTTGGCGCGGGCGTCTTCGTGGTGGTGGTGCGGGAAAATAGATCGAAGAGGCCCATGGTTAGATGCGAACGGAAATTGATTGCCCGATGGACGAGATGCCGGATGAGAGGCGGGACTCGCGGGACAGCTCACGCCGCCAGAACGAGAGGAGTTGCAAGAGTTCGGCGATGCTGTGGCGCTCCAGTTCGCGGTTGTTGATTTTGTAGCGTTTGGCTTCCAGCGTTGCGCCACCTGCCAGCATGGCTTGGATGTGTGCCACGGCGATGCGGGCCTGCGTGCGCACCTCGGCACCGGGGGCGAGGGTGGCAGCGGATTCGCGGATGAGGAGGTCGCCGGTTCCGACGAGGGCGCGGTGCGCGGCGACCGTTGCCCATGCCTCCCAGATGTAATGCCCTGGTATCCATCCGCTCGTATTCGCGGCGGCGGTGAAGGTCCCTGCCGTGCCTGTGGCGGCGACATTGCGCGACTGCATCCCAGCGAATTGCACAAGGACGGTCGCGGCTGGGTCTGCCGATACCGTAACCTCGAATGTTTCGCCTGCCGTAATAGTCACCATTGATGCACGAAGGACGCCCTGCGCGTGGTGCGCTTGCGTTTCGCGGCATTGTTGGCATCCGGTCTGGGGGTGTCTTCTGCGGGGAGTTCCACCGGAAGGGGCTGCTCCACCTCGGCGGGCTTGGGCGTGGGCATTGTCTGCCGCCTCCGTAGGGCGAGCTTTTCAAACTGAGGGGCGCGGAGAACCAGCGCGGCGAATGCGTAAACTCGGCAGTCGAGCGGTTCGTTCCGTGCGCCGGATGTTTTGTGCCACTCCATGCGCGGGAATCCCTTCACGAATTTCGTCACGGCCTTTTCTGCGGTCAGACCTCGGAAATACTCGGCGCTGCGTCCCTGCGGGAAATGGCAATATCCAGAGCCGGGTTCCGTGATGCGCAGTCTCTTGTAAACTATGGATTTCGCGGAATCGACGCCGACAATGTAAACATCGATGGGGCGCGTGGTTTTTTTTCCTGCCCTGCGGCGGGCGGGGTTGCCGACGATGGGCAAGCCGGGTCCGCCTTGGCCTTTCACGCCGTAAACTCGATCTCCCTTGTGGCGTTTGACATAGCCGTAAACGGCCTGCGTGTTCGAGCCGCCCGTGTCGATGCAGGTGGTTTCGATGACCATTTCGCCGCCTGCCTCGGAGGTCCACCGCTTGCGGAGGTAGTCGGTGAGGTGCGTCCACGGGCTTCCTGCTGTGCCTTCGGGAATGTCGGGGTCGCCGAGAATGACATGATAGGCAACGCTCCAGCTTTCTTCGCCGCCTGCCCATGCGACCACTTCGATTTCGAGCCGGTCTTGCTGGGTGTCCACGCCCGCCGTGAGGATAAGGCCACGGGCGGGGACATCCGCCTGCGGGTAGGGTTCGCACCGTTCGATCAAGGCATGCTCGCTGATGCGTTCGCCTCCTTCTTCCCATGTTTCGCCGAGGCTGGTGTTGATCCAGACTTGCAGGGTTGAGGGATCGTCTTTCGCCCGCCCGTGCTCGATGGCGATGTCCGCGATGCTTCGCCAGGGGGAATAAAGTTCGTTCAAGTGAAAGCCTGCGATCCGGCTGGGTCCGGCGCTGGCCTGCCACCGACCACGGGAGACCGCTTGGTTTTTCTGCGCGTTGGTGATTACGCCGTTGCAGGCGGGACACCGGAGGGTTGCAAGGTCGCGGCGTCCGTCCTGCCAGACGACATTCCCCCACCGCAGCGGGTGCTCGTGTTGGCAATGCGGACACGGCACGAGGAAATGGCGCTGATCGGAAATCTCAAAAGCTCGCTCGATGCGAGAGAGGCCCTTCACGGTCGGCGTCGAGACCATGACCACGCGCCTGTTCCAGAAATTCTTCGTGCGGGCGATGGCCAAATTTACCGGATCGCCCTCGCTCCCGGCGCTTGCCGGGTAGCGGTCCACCTCGTCAAGCAGGAGGATGCGGATCGGGCGGGAGGCGAGGCCGCTGGGGGCGTTCGCACCTACAAGCGTGACATGCCCGCCGGGGAATCGTTTGTGCAGGATCGTGTTTCCGCTGTCGCGGGTCTTCGCCGGTCGCACCTTGGAGCGGAGGCTTGGCGAGTCTCGGAACATTGGCGCGAGGCGGTCCTTGGAAAATGTCTCTGCCATCGCCTCATCCGGCTGCACGAGCATGAGGGGCGAGGGGTCGAAATCCACGAAGTATCCGATGCAGTTGAGAAGGATTTCCGTGTTGTGGGTGACGATGAAATCCTTTCCCGCAAGGTAAAGGTGGCGAGGGCTGTTGACTTGAATGCAGCGAACTGGGCGCGATGCAACAGGGTCGATTGCAACGATGCGCCGCCGCTTCGTCTCCGTGACCCTTCGCCCCTCCTGTGAAGGTTGCTTTTCTAATTTTCGCTTCAGCCGAAAAACAGGGGTGTCATTGTAGGCGATAAATGAAAATCGATAGGCTTTCGACCCCGTTACCATTTGCCCCTTGTATTTTGTTTTCGGAATCTTTTCTGACATCACCGACTTGAAGCCGAGGCTGGAAATCAATTCAGAGAATCCATCCGCAAGATTTTTCGATGTTGTTACAAACTCGCACCGACCATTTTTCCCGATGGTTCCATCCGTATCCATTAAGCCTTGAAGCAATGCAAAACGCTGATCCACCGATGCGCGTAGGTAATCGGCTGGAATGTGCTTCCCTCCTTTGGAAAGAAATCCGAGGGATCGAAGCTCTTTAGAAAGGCCAAAGCATAGTTCGTCATGGCTTTGCTTCACCGGGTCGATTCTGATTGTCCAATTATCTCCCTCCGCCTCAAGTCTGGTATGGTATCCTGCGCGGGTGATTAGTTTGAGCATCTCTTTGAGATCTTTTCTGCCTACGCTGATCCCGGTGCTGTATGAGTGACCATCACCAAGCCACACTCCCAGAATGTAAGGATCAATCGGGAGTCGCTTTATTTCGCATTTGATCGGCTCTGCCGTCGGGATTGCATATCGGTTGCGCTTGCCTTGCTTAAAGTCCCTGAGCATTGCGATGGTGGTTTTCACTTCGCGAGTTCCGAGGCCCCCCCATGACTGGTTATCAACAGACCAGAGGTGCTCCGCATCCGCGATGATCTCAGCGCCATCGAAAAACTTC